AAAAGGCAATGAACGTCAATTTAAAAAAGATTATGGTAATACATAATGCAATACTCTAACGATGCACAAGGTTCACGTTCAAGACGTAGAATACAGCATCAAAATCGTTATGATAAAATGAGTAAAAACATATCAGATGTATCTCAAGCAGGTGGTGCTGCAATATCAGCTTTAGGTGCAACGGGTTTAGGTTTATATTTAACAGCTAAAAACACAACAAAGGAGAACGCAATGTCTAACAAAGGATTAACACCACCAAATAAAAAATTGGTTAAAAGGGTTCTTAATAGAAGTGCAGATCGTGTAATGAAAAGCCCTAAAAATGTTCAAGTATTGGGTAAGATTCAAGACAGGTTAATAAGAAGCACTGGTATTAAAGACCCATTTAAAGTAACAGGCAAAGCTTGGGATTTAAACACTAAATCAATGAATAAAAAGTTCATGAAAGAAGCTTTAACAAAAACAATGGGCAATATAAAGAAGTTAACTCCAGTAGGAATAGTTTTAGGAATTATGTCACCTAAGAAAGTTGGAGACGCAACGTTAAAAGGCAATGAACGTCAATTTAAAAAAGATTATGGTAATACATAATGCAATACTCTAACGATCCACAAAGCTCTATTCCAAAGCCTAAACTAAAAAAGGCACAAACTGCTGGTTTGATTGGAGCAATGGTGTCAAAAGCTTTGCCAGAGTTATTTATAAATGCAAATTCAAAATCAGGTAAGGGTTTAACAAAAGGCACTCTTAAAAATAAAAACTTAGCTTTAGATAGAGTTACAAAAAGAGCAAATAATCAAGTGGGTGCAGTAAATCGTCATATAACAAAGCTACCACCAGGACGTAGTTTAGCTGATGCTAAAAGATTGTCTCCTGTGTTTGAAAAGCAAATAAATACATATGATTCAAATACTAAAAAATCTGAATTATTTAAAAAGAATATAAGAAAGAACACTCCAAGAACCAATAGAGGATTAACAAGACCAACTGAAGCAAGACGAGCTTTAGCAATGAAACGTCATATTACACTCAGAAGCATGGGAGAGATTAATTTAGATAGGGGTGACAGAATGTCACGTCAAGCTGATATATATGAAAAAAATCAATATGCAAAAAAATATAACAGAGGTGTTTTTGCAGGCAAGGTTATTAGAAATATGGGCAAATTATCTCCAGTAGGTTTAGTGGCTTCTATTATGGCACCTAAGAAAGTAGGCGATGCTACTATAAAAGGCAACCAAGGTGAGTATGTAAAGATTAAAGGTAAAAAATAATGCCAAACACAGCCAAGACCGATATTGAAGTAGCACAAAGAGCCATGGTTTTAGTTGGCATGGAGCCTCTATCTTCTTTTACAGAAGGCACCGATGAAGCTTTGGTTATGAACACAACCTATGAAGACGTTGTTGAAGATTGCCTTGCACAAAATAACTGGAACTTTGCCACTGGTCAGATTGTTTTATCAAGGTTAGCTGACAATCCAGTTGACCGTTGGGATTCAGCTTATGCGATGCCTACTGATCCTGCCGTTATACAAGTTCAAACTATTACTGTAGGTGGGGTGGTTCAAACGTACGACATTTATGAGAAATACATTTATATAAACGCCAATGAAACAGAAACCGTTGTGTTAAATTACATCTATCGTGTGGACACTCAATATTGGACACCAGCTTTCACCTTATGGGTTATATATCGCCTTGCCTCCATTTTGGCTTTGTCGGTTACACGAAAAGCTGATATTGCTAAGTCTTATAGAGAGATGTCTGAAATGCAGTTTCGTAGGGCAAAAGCTAGAGATGCACAACAAGTAACAACGCAACAGGTATCGTTAAGTCGTTATCATCAGATCAGGCAGGGGTCAGGTCTTTATGCTAAAATTGAAGGCACTGCTGAAAGTTGAATGAATGACGTTATTAAGAACATTTACTACCAATTTTTCATCAGGAGAGTTGTCGCCTTTACTTTCATCTAGGGTTGATGCTGAAGCTTATAGCAATGGAGCCTATAGACTTCGTAACGTAAGATTAAAAGCTCAAGGCGGTTGCACCAGAAGACCTGGACTTAAATACCTACAGACTTTGGCAAATGAACCTTTTCAAACGGAAGCTTATGTTTATGATGAAGATGAGTCTTACCTGCTTTTATTTAGCAACACTAAATTAGTTGTTATAGATATCTCTAATCCAACAGCCGTATTGCAAACGATAACAAGCATGTCCTGGTTAACTGCACATATTGGTGCATTAGTTGTAAGCCAAAGTGGTGATACAATGTTTGTTACACACCCAGCATTGCCAACCACTAAAATAACAAGAACAAGCTCAACTAATTTTAGTGTAACGGCTTATGTTTTTGATTCAAGCAGTGGATTAAGTTTTCAACCTTATTATAAATTTGCAACAGGCAGTATTACCGTTACTCCAAGTGGAACAAGTGGAAGTGGAATAACATTAACGGCTAGTGCAAGTGCTTTTGTATCAGCTCATAATGGGACTTATTTAAGATTAGTTGATAGTGCTTCTCTTGTTCGCCATGCTTTAATTACTGGATTCACAAGTGCAACGGTTGTTACAGTTACGTTATCTGGTGCTTTAGCAAACACTAATGCTATTACTGATTGGCAAGAACAAGTGTTTAGTGCCACAAGGGGATATGCTCGTACTGTTCAATTTCATGATCAAAGATTGATATTTGGTGGAAGTCGTGATTTACCTAACTTTTTATTTATGTCAAAAATTGCTGAATTTACAAACTTTGATGTAGGCACAGGTGCCGATGATAATTCTATACAAATACAAATTGCCGAAAACCAAGTGTCAGAAATAAAAGCCTTACAGTCATTTCGATACTTAACTATATTTACATCTGAGCAAGAACTCTTTATTCCAACAAGTGAAAACAGACCTTTAACTCCTTCAAATATCACAGTTAAAAAGCAAACTAGTTTTGGCTCTGGAACTGTCCAGCCTAAAGAATTTGATGGTGCGATTGTTTTTTTAACAAAATCAAAAGGTGCAATTAGAGAATTCATATTTAGTGATATATCCCAAGCTTATAACTCAGATTCAATCACGTTGTTATCTGAACATATAATAGGAACTCCAATTGATATCGAAGCTCAAAGAGAATCTTCAGATCAAATGGAAGGTTATCTTTATTTAATAAACACTGATGGTCATATGCCAGTCTTTATGTCTATTCGTAAAGAAAAGGTACAAGGCTGGGTTCGTTATGATACCACTGGTACTTTTAAAAACATACAAAACGTAAACCGACAAATATACACAGTGGTGGAAAGAACAATTAATAGTGCAACGGTTACTTCATTAGAGTTATTTCAAAATGACCATTACACTGATATGTCCACACAGTTAAGTGGAAGTGCATCTTTAACATGGACGGTTAGCCATTTACCTAACACGGCTGTTCAAGTTAGATCAGGTAATTATTCCCTGGGAACTTTTACTACAAATTCAAGTGGTGTTGTTACATTAGGGGAAACCGTCACTTCAGTTGAGATTGGTTTGGCTTACACTCCAGAAATAACAACCCTTCCTCCAGAAATGCAACTTCCAGACGGCATTAGTGTTGGGCAAAAACGTAGAATAGTAAGAGCTGTATTAGATTTAGTGTCCACACTTAATGTGAAAGCTGGTGGTACAAGAATTCTGTTAAGAAGTGTTACAGATGATTTTTCATTAGAGCCAACATCTATAACGCAAAGAAAAGAAGTGTTTTTACTTGGTTGGTCTAAAGAAGGTAGAGTAACGATAACACAAGAGGAGCCATTACCAATGACGTTAAATGGTATATTACTAGAGGTAGAAGTATAATGGGTTGGCAAGCAATGGCTGTGCAAGCCGTAATGACAGTTGCAGCAGCAAAAAAATCACGAGATGCTTATGCTAATGATGCACAAGCTTCATTTGAACAAGCTGAAATGGCTGGAATACAAGCTGATCAAGAAGCCATTAATAGAACGGCACAGTTAAGAGAACAACTTGCTTCTATATCGGCATCTGGTGCTGGGGGTGGTGTTTCCGTTGGTGCTGGTGGAAGTATGGGCAACATTAAAAGACGTGAAACCAGATTAGCTTCAATGGACGTTAGTGCAATTAAAACTTTAGGTGGCTCAAAACAAAGACAATTTAAACTACAAGGCAAGGGTTCTCAGCAAAAAGGTAAAGCAGTAATGTATTCAGGTGTTGCAAAAGGTGCGTCTTATGGAGCAGGAGCTTATAAAGCTTACAATGAACCAAAGAAAGTTGGATAATGGCTATAAAAAGAACATTAGGTAGAAGCAAATTTGTCACACCAAGTAATATTGTTGTTGATAGTGGTGGGCAAGCCATGGCACAAGCTACTGATAATATTGGAAAAGCCATTGGTAATATTGGTGAAACTATTGATACCAGTCAGTTACAAACGGCTATACTTGAAGCTGAAAAGCAAGGTAAACTTATCGGAGCAAGAACTCATAAAGTTTATGACTCAAGCGGTAATTCCACTGTAGTTCCAAAACCTTTATCAGCTATGGATTTGAATTCTTTATTTCAACCTAATTTGTATAACAAAAATAATCAAGCAAAAGCCAAAGCTTATTTTGAAAAACAGGCTATTCTTTCTTATGGAAAAGCGATATCTAACGATGCTATAGATTCTTCAGCTTCAAGTTTGTTAGCCAATCGTGGCTCTATAGATGACACTGGGACTTTATCTCAACAAAGATCAGCTGATTCTTATATAGCATCTCTTAAATCAAGCTTAGACCCTAAGGTTTTTGCTGAGATATCCCCTACATTAAATAGAAT